TGTTCGAGGGGTCGATTGGTTCGGCGACGCAGCTCGCGGAGTCCATCAGCGCCGTGACCGACGGGTTCGCCGGCTGGGCGGAAGGCGTGGTGCAGTCGGGGGCGCTCGCTGACGCGCTCGACATGGCCATGTCGACCATGGGTTCCCTCATCGGCATCGTCACGAACCTGGGGTCCATCCTGATCAGCGTGCTGGGCGCCGGCGCGGATGAAGGCGCGAGCCTACTGGCGTCGTTCGAGGCCGCTACGGGGCAGCTCGCGGCGTTCCTACAGACCGCGAGCGCGCAGGCCGGCCTACAGCAGTTCTACGACCTGATCACGCAGGTAGGCGAGACCGTCAGCATCCTGGGCGCCGTGGCCGGCCCGATCTTCACCGGAATCGCTTCGCTGCTGTCCGTGCTCATCCCCATCGTCACGCAGCTCCGTACCGCGCTCGAACCCGTGATCACCGCTCTTGCCGTGAACCTGTCCACCGCGGTGCAGGGGCTCGCGCCGGTCATCGGTGTCGTGCTGGGCGTCGTCGCGCAGCTCATCGGGCTACTGGCCCCGCTGGTCACGCTGATCCTGGGCGCGCTGGGGCCGGCGCTCGCGGAGATCGGGCGACTGTTCTCGCAGAACCTCTCGCCGGCAATCACTGGGCTCGTCACGCTGCTACAGCCGCTCATCGGGATCTTCCTGGAGATCTTCGGTGCCCAGGTGGTCAACGCCATCACGCTCGTCGTCGACGTGCTCGGCGGCGTGTTCGACATCTTGGGTGGCCTGATCACGTTCCTGACGGGGGTGTTCACCGGCGATTGGGAACAGGCGTGGGACGGGCTGACGCAGGTGGCCGACGGCGTCGTCACCATCCTGACGGGCATCGTGCGCTTCCTGTGGCGGACGATACAGAACTACTTCCGCAACGGTGGTGCGGAGGTCATCGCCGCGGTACGGAACTGGTGGAACGGCGTGCTGACGTCGTTCACGAACTTTCAGGCGCGGATCATCACGGGCGTCATCTCGTGGGTTGCTCGCCTGATCGGGCGGTTCCTCGCGATGCGTGACCGGGCCATCGCGACCGTGCGCGGGCTGTGGTCGGTGGCGCAGAGCCTGTTCTCTCTCGGCGTGCGGACCGTGGCCTCTACGGCACGTGCCGGCCTGGACAACGTCGTCGGGTTCTTCCGTGACCTGCCGGCGCGTATCGGGCGCGCCATCGGCGACCTGGGGCAGTTGCTCTATCAGGCCGGCCGGAACGTCGTGCAGGGCCTCATCAACGGCATACAGGCCATGATCGGTTCCCTTGCTGGGGCGGCGAGCAACCTGGCCGGCACGATCCGTGACTACCTGCCGTTCTCGCCGGCGAAGGTCGGTCCCCTGTCGGGCACGGGCAACCCGGAGAACTCCGGCCGGCAGATCGCGCAGCTCGTCGCAGACGGCATCCTCGCGAACGTGAACGCTCCGGCGAACGCGATGACCCGGGCTCTACAGCCGCTCGTGGCGCCCGCTACGGCGGCTAGGACGGGCGTACAGGGCGCGGGGGTGGGAGACAACGGGGTGACCGTCAACCAGATCTTCAACGGGCCGACAACGTCCGGCGGCCGGCTCAATGAAATCACCTGGAATATCCGGTATGCGACGCAGGCGCGTACCGAAGTCGTGGACGGAGTAGCGAGATGAGCGCGAACAGCGGTGCGTGGGGCGTCGTGCTGTACAAGGACGGCTACAGCACGGCCGGCGGCCTACAGGTGCAGGAACAGGGCATCAGCCTGGAAGGCGGGGACCAGGTGCTGCCGTTCCTGCCGACCGTTCCCGTGGGGTCACTGCTGCTACCGCCTGCGGGGCTTGGCGTTCCTGCGGTGCGTAACGGTGACGTCGCGTTCGCGCAGCGCGACGGTGTCGTGCAGTTCGCGGACTACTACGAGCCGCGGCAGATCACGTTGCAGGTGCTCGTGCAGAACGACGGGTGCCCGGGGTGCTCGACGGAGATGAGCGCACGTCAGAAGGTCTCGCGACTGACGCAGGAATGGTCTCGGAACTGCTCTGGCGCAACGCTCGTGCTCTTCACCGACTGCCACAACCCCGACGCCACCCAAGAGGAAAAGGTCTACAACGGGCCATACCTGGTGCACGGGCGCCCACGGGTCGCTGATGTGGTGTGGGAGCGGTCGAACCGTGGTGTGGCGCGGGTGACGCTCCGGTTCGACGCCGCTGACGCGCGACTAATCCTCCTGGACGCGCTAGGCCCGGACTTTGTTTGGGACAGCGACCACGTGCAGACGCTCGACGCCGACGAACAGAACATGCTGCCTGACCCTGAACTAGACGGCCTGACGATGACGGAGCAAGGCGCTACCGTCTCGGACTCATACCCACTGACCGGCGGTCCGCTAGGTGGAGACGGTGGCCCGTATTTCTCGCGGCTGGTGGAGACGCTGCCGGTCTCATCGCCTATGGCGATGGCGCTTTCGCCGTCGGGAACGGGCGCGGTTCCGGTCGACCCGGGCGACATCCTGAGTATCGCCTGGTGGGCACGGAAGGATCCTGCGGGTGGCATCCCGCAGACCCGGGTGGACTGGACTTGGTACGACGCGGCTGGCGCGAACATCAGCAGCCACAACGGCGCTGGCCAGGTGGTGTCTGCTGACTGGCAGCGGTTCATGCAGGAGAACATCGTTGCACCGGCGCTCGCAGAGTTCGTGCAGTTCCGGCTGATCTGGACTGGGATCCCGGGGACACCGGGCTACAGGATCGATTTGGCGCAGGCGTGGCTGAACGAGGGAGCTACGGCAACGGCGCCGGAAACCGTCGAGATCGTCGGCACGCTTTGCGCCTGCCCGGTGATCACGCTGTTCCCAGAGCTGACGGCGCCCATCGTCGTCACGTACGGGGGTCACGAGTTCACCTACACCGAAGACGTGCCGGTCGGGACCGTGGTAGAGATCGACACGCGGTGGGGTCGAGCTGCTGACGGGTTCGTCGACGTGACGCAGAACCTGGAAGGCGACTTCACCTCATGCCTTGAACCTGGGGTGCATGAAGTCACGGTGCAGACCGGCGATCCGGCCGACACCGGGTTCGTGAACATCCGGTGGGAAAACGCTGTGGTGAGTGGCTGATGGTTCAGGTCTGCGAGTGTGCGCCGAACTGGCGGGTCGAGCTGACCGACTTGCTCACGGGTGCGATCACGCACGCCATCGTGCCCGTGTCGTTCGAGTTCGAGACGGCGTTGATGGAAGCTGGGCGCGGCAGTATCACGTTCAACCGGATGGGCAACAGCACCGGCATCATTGCCGATGGCGGGTACGTTTCGGCGAACGACATGCTTCCGGGCACCACGGGCATCTTTTTCTCACGGGTCGCTGGGGGCGCCGCGACACCGAACAACCCGGTGCACATGTTCGGGGGGTTCGTCGAGACGTTCCAGGGCAACAGCGACGGCACGGTCACGCTGGGGTTCGCCGAGATGCAGAAGTACCTCGACTACCGGCTGATCCGGTCGGACCTGGTATTCACCGGGGACAGCCAGACATCCATCGGTGCGAACCTCGTGCTGTACGCGCGCGGGGAGAATTTCGACGGTGGAAGTGTGGACCCTTCGCCGTCGTTGGGCATCCCGCTGTCCGGTGGGTTCGCTCTCAGCGCGTTCAACCGGGATCGGACCTATCTGGCCGTCGACCGACCGGTCATCGGTGAACTGATCCGGCAGCTTGTGGGCGTCGAGGACGGACCTGTGTACGAGTTGACGCACCTCCGGAGTGCAACACCGATTGTGGGGCTCACGGATAACTGGTGGAGCGATATAACGTTCTTCGATGAGCTGTCGCAGCCGTCGCCGGCGCCGTTCATCACGTGGGACCACCTGACCGATTTCACACTGAACCTGGACAGCAACGCTCTGGCCAACCAGATCGACGCGTTCGGTGACCCGGAGGACGACGGAACGCCGCGGATCGCAACGGCCGATTCGCCGGTTCCGTTCGAGCCGCGCTACGACGCCGCGCCGGCGTTCCAGGGGGTCAGCAACCTGATCACTCTGGGGCAGCACGCGTCCGGGTATCAGGCCGACCACATGTTCGCGGCGCTCAATCTCCAGTTCAACTTCACCGGGCTGGACTACGGCACGGCGGCCGGCTCGCCCACGCTGACCATCGACGATCTCGTGCCAGGCCGGAACGTGAACGTCGACGTCGATTCCCCGAACTGGAAGTTCGACGGTGGCCCCGATATGCCGGACTCGGGCACGCACATCCCCAGCATCGGGCGCGTATCGCTCGCCGTCGGGCAGGAAGGCGCCGAACAGGTCACGGTGCAGATCATCGTGGACAGCTTCCCCGGCAACATGCTGTCGTCGGAGCCGAGTGATTGCGTGGACTGCTGATGGGCGTGAACACCGTTCAACGTGACTACGACATCGCGCGCATCCTGGCCGATTACCAACGCCGCATCGCGTTCCTGGAACGAGCTGCGTTGCGTGATCCGGTGTCGGCGTCGATCTGGCAGGACACGCCTGGTGGGTTCGACACCGGGTGGCAGGACATCGTCATTTGGCAAGCTGGTGTCACGCCGTTGGGTGGTGCGAACACTCCGCAGGCGAGGCGATTCGGGCCGGTGGTCATGCTGCGTGGTCGAGCGAACACGGCCGGCCTCAGTGGTACGACTACGTTTGGCACGCTTCCATCCGGGTTCACGTTCTTCCCCGCTGGGATCACGGAAATGGGGCAGGGCACTCCGAGCGCTGCGTACGTCGCCCGGTACTTCCTGACCGCTGCTGGTGTGCTTAGTGCCCAGGGTTGGGTGAACGGCGCGGTTCTGACAATTGGTGGAACGTATGGTGTGACAGCACCATAGAAAGGATTTCTAATGCCATTCGCGGAACCTTCAATGAATGAGAATGACAACCCGGCTTATGTTGCCGTATTCCATAGCGAGGCCATCGAGTCCGGTAGCGAGGATCCGGCCGTGACCGTCACGGTCACGGTGGACATGTGGGGCGGTGGTGAGTTCATGGGTGACGGGTCGGACGCACTGTTTCAGGATCTGTTCGACCGCCTAGAGGCTTCCCCGCTGTTGCGGCCTGGCGCCGGCGTCAAGACGTGGGAGGCGCAGCGCGTGCTGACGCAGGGGTCGGACGAATCGCCATCCGGTGATTCGCCACCAGATGAGTCGGTCTGAACGAACGTTCTGCCTGCGTTGACCTGGTGTGTCCCGGGTCCGTACCCTTGACCTAGGCGCACTTCCCCGGGGGAAGGTTCTGACAAGCTGAAGCGGTGAGGTCTCGGTGTATCCCTCTCGCGCCTCCCGGGGAGGTGTCCTGTCTCGTGTGAAGGCCCCCCGACCCATCAGGGTCGGGGGGCCGTGTGCGTTGTGGCTAGTGCGCTGTCCTGGCGTGCCGCAGCAACGCGAGCGGTGTGCCGAAGTCGATGTCGCAGGACTCGCAGCGGGTGCGTTCCGGGCGGTCGATCTCGCGCCGTGCGGCGGCGTCCTTCAGTTCCTCTTCGGGGTTCTTCTTCGGGGCCATGGTGATCCTTCCGGTCGGTGTCGTCCTGACATGCGTAACTATACGCCTGTCGCGACCGCACCGCAAACACCCCGGGTTCCTACGCACCGGCGTGATGGTCCCGCAGGTGAGCCCACGCCATGCCCATCGCACCCCACCATGACAGGTGCCACGTCCACGCCGTCAGCACGTTCGTGCACCCACGTCGGTTGCAGTGGTGCTCCCATCCGCGGCCTTCCCACGGCGAATCGTCCGGGCGGTAGCGCACCGTCGTCTTCGCCGTCATGGGCGCTGCCATGGCTCGTCCGGTGCCCGCTTGAAGTCCGACAGCGTCGCATCGGGATGGACGTACCCGTTGACGACAGTCACGCCAAACCGCCTGAACGTGACGTGCGGTGGCCGCTCCACGTGGGTGTCCAGCTCGACTTCCCATCCGGCTCGCACGAGCCGCACCGGCCCATCACCCGCGGCGCGCTCCGCGATCTCGTCGAGGAACCGCGCCATCGCCAGGTTGTGCCGCGCGTCTTCCAGCGCGTTGTGCTCGCCGGCCGCTTGCGTCGGCATCTCCGGGTTGCCCAGCCGGTGACGTTCCTGGCGGAGATCGTTGGTCCACATCGGGACGCCGTCGGGCAGCTCGATCATGCGG